AGCGCCATTTCCAGCCGCGCATAGCCGCTTTCGAGCGCCGCCTGCCAAGCCTCGGCAAAGGACGGGTCGCGCCGCCGCAGCTTATACGCCGCCGACGGGGCAAACCCCGCGACCGCTGCTGAAGCCCGCACATGACAGCTTTCGGCCAGCGCCTCCAGAAAGACCTGACGTTGATGATCGGTTATCTGCCTCGACTGGGGGTCGGGGGCGTCATCGCCCGTCGCGCTGTGATTCCTCACTTCATCCATCGCCCACCTCCCAAAGCAATCGGGCCGGAACACCCCTCCGCATGGAAGAGGCACCGGCCCGACTCGCAATTCTTCATGATGCGATACTTGTCGCGATTATGTAGTTTACAAACCCAACCGATTGCGGTAGATAATGCTCATCAACGGAGCATATCACCATGTCGGTTCTTTCTTCCCCCTACTTCCACGACGAAGCCAAGGCTTTCGAGCATCTGGAAAGCATCGTTTGGGCTGACGGAATTGTCTGCCCGCATTGCGGTGTGGTCGGTGGTCGGGTCTATGACCTGTCGGGCGTTCGCGGCAAGCCGACCCTGAAAACGCCGGAAGGCGCCCTCCGTCACGGCCTCAAAAAGTGTGGCGAGTGCCGCAAGCAGTTCACCGTCAAGGTCGGCACCGTGTTCGAACACGCCCGTATGCCGCTCCACAAGATGCTACAGGCCGTTCACCTGATCGCGTCGAGCAAGAAGGGCATCAGCGCCCACCAGCTCGGTCGCATTCTGGAGGTCCAGTACAAGACGGCTTGGTTCCTCGCCCACCGTATCCGCGAAGCCATGCGTTCGGGCGACCTTGCTGCCCCGTTCGGTTCGGGCGGTGGCGCTGTCGAGGTCGATGAAACCTATTTCGGCACCAAGGAAGGCCGTCGCGGCGCCAAGGCTGGCACGGCCCACAAGTTCGGCGTTCTGGCGCTAGTGGACCGCGAAACCGGCACCATGCGTTCGTTCACGTTCGACAAGTTCCGCGCCGACGAGGTTCACCCCATCGTTCTGAACAACATTGCCCGCGAAGCCCGCTTGATGACGGACGAAGCCAAGATGTACAAAAAGATTGGCCGCGAGTTTGCCGAGCATGGCACGACGCTTCACGGCGCTCGCCAGTACGTCGATTACAAGGATCGCACGATCCACACCAACACCGTTGAAGGCGCGTTCTCGATTTTCAAGCGTGGCATGAAGGGCGTCTATCAGCATTGCGGCGAGCAGCATCTGCACCGCTATCTGGCTGAATTTGAGTTTCGCTATAACAGCCGTCAGGCGAATGGCATTGATGATCGCGGTCGCGCAAGAGCCGCTATCAAAGGAATCGTCGGAAAGCGACTTACATACGCAGCGTAGATTTTGTCCAAAAGTGCGATGAAAACACGACTTGAAAGTTTACCGAAACCTTCATCGAAACGTGGATAGAAACCTTCACTGAAACCTTCACGCCGATGGACAACGAAACGACGACGCAATTGACAGGGAATCAATGCGGTCATGTATCAACAGGATTGACGTGATTTATTTACGCGTAGCGCGTAAGCCAGCCTTGGAAGTGACAGATGTATCCCGCCAAGGTGTCTATCGTTCCGATTGTGCGGCCCCGGCTGGACTCGAACCAGCAACCTAGGACTTAGCAGGACCTTGCTCTTTCCAGTTGAGCTACGGGGCCGACAATCAAAACGCCGGGAGGTCCATCTCCCGGCGTTTTTCATTCAAATTACAGCCCGAAGACCGGGATCAAAAGGGCGCTGTGGCGCATGACGCTTCTCGTAGTAGCGCTCCCCCTCATAAACTAGGGCGCCATCGCCCTTGAGCCGAGACAGGACTGAGCCGACCGTATCCTTCGCCACGGCCGGGTTCTGCTCGCGGACCTTGGCGTCCACCTCTTGCGAGGTGGCGCCGAACTCGGCCACCTCTCGCATAATGTCCAAGACCAAAGGCTTTACACTTGGCGCCCTCTTGCGTGTTGATACCGCCTCGGGCACCTCGCCGGTCAAGAGTGCTTTTGCTCTCATCAACCCAACTCGCTCACCCTGGAGGCGCGCGATCTCGGCATCGAGCCGAGCGATTTCGTCGTCCAAAGGTTTCATTTTCTTTCCTGACGCTGCCATGATAATCTCCGTGGAAGTGACCTGTGTGGTGCCCGCAGGGGGACTCGAACCCCCATATCCCGCCAAGGATTTCGGTTTTAAAGACCGCTGCGTCTACCGTTCCGCCATGCGGGCACACCACCTTGATAGCGGTTGATTGATAGCGTTGAAAGTGTTCGAATCAATTGCGCGGCAAATGGAGCATATTTTGCGATGAGCGGAGAAACACCCCCTTCACAACTGGGCAAATTCAAGGAAGCCGCCCGCGACCTCGAAACCGACGACGATCCCAAGCGCTTCGACGAGCGCCTAGGGAAGCTGGTCAAGCATAAGCCGGTGGAGACGCCAAACGATGACGAGTGACTTTCCCCGGATCGCCAAAGCCAAGCAGTCGGAAATCTTTCAGCGATATGCTGATAGCTACAAAGCAGCAGCGGGCGCCTACGCATCCGAGCTCAGTTCGGCGAAGGACGACGTGACGCGCGCGCGAATTGAGAAAAAGCTGAAGGCGCGAAGGGAGCAAGCCGAATTTAACGCGATGAAGGCCGAAGAATTTCGGCAGCGCGGGGAATAGCGAAAACTGCCAAGACAAAAGTCGGCGAAAAGACCGAAGGTCGACTAGTCTACTGGATAAATTTCGTGCTTCGGATCGTACCACAGGACGTGAAACTCGCCGACGATCCGAAATCCCCAAAGGCGGGGCAGATTGCCAAGGCGGAAGCGGTAGATGGTGTCGGCACTGTGCTCCAGTTCGATCAGGCGGTATTGCGCCTCATCGCAGATGCTCGTTACCTCCATAGGGTGGTGCATCCTGTGGCCGGTGTCGCTGGTCTGCGCTTCCACCTCGGCCCAACGCAATTTAGCAAACTCAGAAAGCTTGGGGAAAATGGTGCCGCCCCAGCATTCATCGGTCCAAGCTCGCGGCGTCCCTGATTCCCAAGCGCCTTCAACGTCGGGCTGCTCGCAATTCCAGGTGACTGTCATTTGATAGATTGAGCCGGGGTTGGCGCCGACGCGGACTGCCTTAGGACGCTCTTTCGCGTACTCCGAACGAATTTCATTATCCGCCGGACCCACCCGAAGTCGCGCCGATTTCAGCGCCTGCACTGCAAGTTTTTCGTGTTCACGCGCTAGCCGCGCCTCACGCTTATTCATGCGCGGGCGGCGGCTACCATTTCGTCAGAGGCAATGTCCTCTGGACCAAGCGTGGAGTAATATTCCATCATCGCATCGGGGGTTATTTCGGTGTTCTGGGCCTTCCGATAGGCGTCCTTCCAAGGGTCTTCCATGTGCGAAAGATCGCTCAACCATTGAGCATCCTTATCCCCATAGAAGCCGAGCACGAGATCAACCGTCTCGCGTTGGATTTTGTCCAACTTTTTCGCTTTGCCTTCGCCGATTTCAGACACGCGGAAGCGCCCCTGCGTTGCATTCCACAATTCGCGGACAACGGGGCCATTTTTCCACGCCTCAATGCGCTCTTGGAAAAGCACATCATCGTCCCAAACGATCGACCACGCTTGGCTGTAATAAACCAGTTTTTGCAGCTTCATGGTGGTCATTGGGCCGTGCGTGGCGAGAATATATTGCGCCACATCGAACACAGACGGCATACCAATATCCCTTCCTTGGTGGTCGCATACATAGTTTGTTCTCACCAAAGCGTAAAGGGCGTGCCGGATAATAGGCTGCAATATAGGGCGCCGAAGGGCTTTCCTACAAAATCCCGGCCTGTCATGCCGACCGGATGAACCACGAACCAAATTGGAAAGATCGCGCGGAGGCGGCCAATTACTGGCTGCTAACCGCTGTTGTCGCTGGCGCCTTTGTTGCGGGGCTGATTTCTGCCGTTCCTTATATCGCGGGCGGATGAGTGGGTTTGCAAACTACATAAACGCCACATGTGTCACATCATGAAGAATTGCGAGTCGGGCCGGTGCCCCTTCCGATGCGGAGGGCGTTCCGGCCCGATTGCTTTTGGAGACAGGCGACGATGGATGAGGAGATCGGGCCGCAGAATAATGGGCCATTGCAACGTAAAAAGATAAAAGCGAACGGATGGACCAAGGCGCGCCGCGCCGCCTTCCTGGAAGAACTCGCGATGTCCTGTAATGTCCGCCGCGCGCATGCGGCGGCGGAAATGGCTTTGGGGAGCGCGTATCGACTGCGGCGGCGTGACCTGCAGTTCGCGCGGCAATGGCAGGAGGCGCTCGAGTTGGGGTATGAGCGGCTCGAACTGGCGTTGGTTCGCCGCGCGCTCGAAGCTGTCGATGAGTTGACGCTCGACGAGGGGAAGGAGCCGGTAGAGAA